TCTTGATTTTCCATTGTATAACTTACAAAAATTTTATCTCCAATATGGTTGATTGTGTTAATATCATATTTAGCCTTAATTTTTTCATAATCATCAAGTTTATCAATTAAACATACTTTATTATTAAACAATCCTTGAATAACTTTACCAGATAAGGAATTCATTAATAACTTGAGAGTTGAGCGTAGTGCAGGGTTGTATTTATCATCATCTACCGAGTCTAATAAATCTTGGTCATTCTTGGCTTTCATTAGTTCAGCTATAAATTCAAACATTTCAGTGGATTTAATTTTCTCAGTAAAATAAAAACTATTTCGTGTTGTTTCTTTTCCATCTTCTTCAATAACTGTAATTGAATTTTTAATATTACATACAACACCAATATTTTCATATTTCTTAAGTAATTCAATTGTAATATTACTAATTAAATAATTCTCTAATATAGCCTCACTTCCCCATAAGTTTTCTGTTCCTGTTTTCTCTGCGTATATATTAGGTAGATTATTGGCTTTTAATGCCCGTTGGTCAATATCACAATACCAGAAACCTAATTTTTCACTAGGTTTATAATATTTATCAGCATTTTTAATATCTCCGCACGGATAATAACAATTAAATACTGCCATTACGAAAGGGTATAAACTACATACATCTAAACTTGCTATTTTTTCAAATAGTTCAATTGTGCCATTAAATGTATCACATCGTCCTGCGATTTTATATTTCTGTAAATCCTCATATTGATTAATATCTAACTTAGGTAGATTCATTTTCTTTTCGATAATATGTAAATCCATTCGTTTCTTTATGATTGAACCTATTGTAGTATATTTTGTAAATTCTTCTTTGTGAAGAAAGTCATATCCTTTAATACTTACTAAAGAGTTGTAATATTTATAGAATAAAACTGCTAAACTTAATACGTCATTGTTATTATAACTTTCTAATTTTTCGCTTTCTCTCATCATAGAAATAAATTTTTCCTTACCTATAACGCGTTTTTGCATATCAGTGATGGAAGAATCTTCAATAGCATCATCAATACATTTATTATATTTCATCTGTATTTCATTATGGTCTATTTCCTGTTTAGAAAATTCTGCAGGAACTTTAAAGCCATTACAATTATCTTTCAAACTGCCTACTAAGTGCTTGTGTATATCATACATTGAATGTCTTCCGTTAAATTTAAAATTAAGTAATTGATTACCATTATATTGAACATCATTAGCGTTGAAATGAATGGCGTTATTATTATTATTTTGCATTTTATATTCTACAATTCCACGAAATAGAATAAAGTTGTCGAAATTAGCACCATTAAATGATACGAATTTTAAAAGTCTGTTTTTCTGAAATTCAATAATCCATTCTATAAACTTCTTATTACAATCAAATCCAACATAATTAAAAATTCTTTCCGGGTTTCTTAAAGTTTGTTCTTCTATAGTCTCACGAACAACCCCCTGCATAAATTCTCGTTGTTGTTTCCCTTCTGTTGTTTCATTTTCAGGTTTAGTTTCACATCCTGCTAAGGTTTCCATTTCCCTATGAGACATATAAAACCAAGAAAGACTATACGGTTCCATACAATTACTGCAATCCCAATCAACAACGGTTTCATAATCGAAAAAAACATATGTTAAATCCATTTCTTGCTTTGCGTGTTCTGTATCAAATTTATAAACAATTTTAGCATCATATAGTAGAGTGTATTTATCTTCAATCTTCTTAAATAACTGACCAGTTGAACTAATACATAAATCATCCACTATTTCAATAACATTATTAGGTATAATATCAACGTGTTTATCAACAGGACAATATAGTAAGGTATAATTATATGTTTCTTCACTACAGAATAATGTTGTGATTTTAAACTGTGATTGGTTAATCGGGTATAAACATGTGTAATTCTTACCAATTCTAGCACTAAATGATTGGTTATTCTTCTTAATACTATCCATATCTATTTTGCGAATAATATTAGAAATGACTTTTACCTTGAGTTTATTATCTTGTATAAATTTTATCATTGCTTCATATGTATTAATTACTAAACCTGAACCTGAAGGAATATCCATATGTTCTAGACAGTTCATAAAACATTCATCCTTCTTACCGCCATTATTTACATCTAATACCTTAAAAACATTTTTAATCGCTTCTGATTGAACAGCACGTAAGCGTGAAAAGTATATTACAATCTTGCTAAAATCAGCATTGTATTCATTAGTATCTATAGGGTCGCTACCCACATCACCAGAAGCACCTGAAACAATATCATTATAACGAGCAATAAAGTTTTGATAATTATCGAAATTGGAACCATCAATACTACGCCATATAGCACGATTACGTGGTGCAGTCCAGTGTAATTGAACTGATTGCATAACCCAGAAATTAGAATTAACATTATCGATTTGAGTCTTAACAAAGTTATAAAACTCTTGTGTAGTTGTAATTCCAGTAGTAAATAGTTCGATATACATAAAGTTGCTAAACATATCCCCGATTCTAGAACCTGTTAGATGCTCGGCTACATAGTTCTCTCTATAAATCTTATTACGTTGTCTAATAATTTCATTACGCTGTTGGGTAAGCAAAGCAATAGATTCATTAGACTTGTTAATCGCTTCCTTAATTCGCTTGCGTGTGCTTGAGTAATTATCTAAATAGTTACCTGTTATGGGATTAAATATAGTTGAATTTCTTGCTGTTCTATTCATATCAATATTGCCAGGCATTTGATAGAACTTGGGAACCTTGGGTATCTTAGGTAGAGTCTTAGCAACAGGTCGTAGCGAATTTAGAATGGATTGCTCTTCATTAGAAATATTATTTAGTCTGTTAGCCATTTTAAAGTTTATTAAGTTTTTAAAATCGTAATTTAAATTTGCTAGTTGTAATTTAGTTATATATTTATTCTTTAAATAGAAAATTATTTCATATATTTAAATTATAATTAATTAATTTATTTAAAAAAGGAATTAAAAAATGTAAAAATTGAGCGATTGTTTAATAATCACGATAGATGTAATATCTAGAAAAATAAATTTAATTAATTATTTCTATTTCTTCTATAATTATTTTGCGTTCAGCATTTTGTTTTTGCTTGGCTTTTTCTCTATATCTCTTCATATATTCCTTCTTATCTTGTTTAAATTCTTCATATTTTCCTTCTTCCTTAATCTTGTTTATTCGTTTTTGCATATATTCGGCGTTTCGCTTGTTAAATGCTTCTATATCTTTATCTTTTAATCTATCAATATAAGCCTTTGATGCTTTTCTTGTATAAATAGGTGTCTTATATTGTTTATCTGCATTCACTTGAGTATTTTCCATTTTATTAGAATTCTAAATTTGTCTTTAGTATATATATATATTTAAATTTCATTTTTAAATCAATTAATTAATTATTATATATATACATTATAATATATTTTAAATGATTGATAGCCTTGCCATTGCTGGATTATCATCTGGCATTGTTGCAGTTTTAATAGCAATATTTACGCATTTGAAGCATTCTGAGTGTTGTGGTTTAAAATTAGATACATACACTCCAAATGAATTACAACCACAAATAGTAATATCACAACCAACAACACCGCATAATACACCACAAATAACAGCAAAATCTCAAGAAACTAATTTATAAAGTAATTTACTAGAACACCTCTAGCAATCCCAACGGGTATTATTTCGCCCATATATGTATCATTATAAATATATATTATTTTATCTCGCTTTGCCCCAGCATTATATTTAATTTCTTTAATCTTTAAATTTATAGCGTATTCATCAAATAGTGATTGTAAATATGCTGTATTTTCTAAGGGGTCGGGGAAAAATGGTAGAAATAATTCTATAGAATGTATTTGCATATTGTATATTATATCTATATTATATATATATTTTTATTACAAAATTTAATCGCTATTTAATAACTTTAAATTTCTGTATCTTTGTTTGGCATATTCCAGTATCTTTTCTCTATTATCATAATATCGTTGTTTGTTATATTGAATAATTTTAGTTTTATATGCTTGATAATATTCTTCTTTTGTTCTGTTAGGGATATATAAATTAACACAGTTATTATTAGTTTCAATATAGAATCTTTCCCTATCTAATAATTGATTATTTGTTTCATATTGGATTTCTTCAATAAGTATTATATTACAATCTTCATATTTTACTATTTCAAAAGATGATACATTTCTTCGTTTCCCATTTAAGAATACTTTATAACTTGATTTATGTATAGAAAGTCTCTGTTCTAATGGTAGGCAAGTTGAACCGATATAAATTTTATCTGTCTTACTACTTGTAATTTTGTAAATTTTCCCATTCTGTAAAGGCATTGTATTTGTTATTATTATTATATATTTTTATTACACAGATTAAAACGCAATTTTATCCTCTTTCCCAGAATCTAGTTTCCATAGTAGTAGGGCTAAAGAAATCAGTAATTAGACCTTTGACAATAGCAACATCAATTTCTTTACAACTAAATAAATCAAAATACATTTCCCTATTATCGCAGAAATGACAACAACAATTGCTAGTCGTTATGAGTTGCGAATACGTCCACCCCTTTAAATGGTCTTTTCCAAAATATTCTAGTTGGCATTCTCCGTGCTTTTCCATTTTGACTGCTTTAATTAATACTTCGCCGAATATCTTTATAATGTGCGGGTCTGCTACGTTTTCGTTGCACCCTTTGGCATCAATTGAAACGTGGTATCCCCAAGGCATATTTATTTATTATTATAATATAGAGATTTAAAAATGGAAAAAGCAAAACAATTAGAAGAATATATTGATAGTGTTATTAAACGTCTTAATGATATTAAAATAAACTTAGATAAAGAAATAAAAGGCGAATACTTCGGTCTGGCTTGCCTTGCTTGGTCTATGGAAGTATATACTATTAGGGATTATCGACGCAAAAAGAAAAACGGGGAGAATAGCGATAGTGAAAATGAATTATCATAAAGGAAGGGGCACGGGGAAACCTTGGTTTCTTCGACATTAGGCAGTATTTTGCAATTGCAATACTTCCACACTAACATAATCATTTACATCAGTTGAAATAGTGCCAGCAGATACAGTAGCCTGTATTTTGAATGATAATACATATAAATCAGGGTCTACAACCCAATTAAAGTTAATAGGATAAGCATGATGCCCATTTCTAGAAAAGGATTGTACAAATGATTGTAAAAGATTTTCATTTACTCCATCTATTTGTATTAAATCAAAAGTAATATTTGGATTACCATTGGAAATAGTGAAATTGAATAGGCATTTGAATAGAGTTCTCAATTGTGGTATTATGTTATTTTGGTTTAATCTTTCAAATAAATTTATTGTTATTAGATTCTGTTTTGATGTTTGAATGTTATTATAAAACATTATGTTTCTATAGGCTGAGAAGCCTCCAGCGGGTGCCCAGGTCAAACCCTGTATTCCGTTGGATTGCAACACATTGCCAACTCCACCATTGTCTCCTCCATAAGAACCATCAGAATAACTAGGATTATTAGCACCTATAATCAATCTTCCATAATCATCTATAAAATGTGCTTTAGAACCGTTATTATATGTTAAGAAAATATTACTTACTTGTGCAGGGTCGCCTTGTCCTCCTGCATTAGGCGTAAATATTAAATTACTAGATTGGCTAGTAAGACTAACACCATTTGGCATAGTTGCAAATTGCCCATAAGCAATAGTGCTTCCACTAGAATTGATGCCAAAGTCGGCATAATATGAATAATCATCCCCTAAATCATTTTGAACTAGAATATGCGCGCTGGCACCATCATTTGCATTTTTATTTTGAACTATTATTCCGCTACAATATGTAGCATCATTAAAACCACATTCAATACCTATAGGACTTGCTGATGTGTATGATAAATTTTCATTAACTGTAATTACTCCTTTATTTGCTTTGTGTGTAAAATCGCTGGCACCTGTGGCACCTGTTCCATTACTTAATAAAACATATTTATCTGTAATATTAAATTCAAATGAACCAGTGGCACCAGTATCCCCGGTCATTCCAGTGGCACCAGTATCCCCGGTCATTCCAGTATAACCAGTAGCCCCGGTCATACCTGTATCACCAGTAGCACCTGTCATACCATCAGCACCAGTAGCCCCGGTCATACCATCAGCACCAGTAGCCCCGGTCATACCAGTAGCACCAGTAGCACCTGTCATACCTGTATCACCAGTAGCCCCGGTCATACCAATATCACCTGTCATACCTGTATCACCAGTAGCACCAGTAGCCCCGGTCATACCATCAGCACCAGTAGCACCTGTAGCACCATCAGCACCAGTAGCACCAAACGACCCAGTAGCACCAGTAGCACCAGTAGCACCAGTTGCACCACCTCCAATAATAGATACTTGCCCCAAATAAAGCCCGTCTGTTCTATCACTAATTCCATAAAAACCGTTAAAAGACATTTTATTTATATATTACAATATAATAAGAATAAAATTTTAAAAAAGGCTTATGCATATAAAATTTGGTGATTCTTTAGTTTTTTATGAAAATTGTGAATATTCAATGCAATATTTAAAATCAATATTTGCAAAGGATAATAAATTAAAAAAAAGAACAATTAATAACTATGTTTCTAGAATTAATAGACTTGCAATATTGGCTACCAATCAAACATATAGATATACCAATGATTATTTTTTACAATCTAGGGAAAGTATATTAATAAAATTAGAACATAGTGATTTAAAAAATAAAAAAATGTATTTAAATGCTGTGGAAAAATTTAACACCAACAAACACTAGCAGTTATGGTTGTTGCCTCACTAGAAGCCAATTTTAAATATTTAAATGGTAATGTTAAAGCAAATCCAAAATCACTATCTTCTAGAATATTATAAGTGTATTGAGTATAATAAAAATTATTATCCCCAGAACTTAATAGAATAGTTAATGTTGTAGCATTACTCGAATGTCCGTAAATACTTACTGATTGATTATTAAGAACTTTCGCATTAGCATAATTTGTTGAAACATCACCGGCACCAACTACTGCATTATCCCAAATTGGCGTGGAAAATTTAGTTAATTGTGTATTGACATCCCACGTGCCGTATTGAGAAACAGGCAAAAATGCATTAGTGATATTTACATCTGCACCAGTCCCTCCAGGTTTATATGATACATTAGATTTATATATAGTTTGAACCGTTAAATTATCTATATTTGTTGTTGCTGTTAATGTTAATTTGAAATATTTACATTGAGGGGTTAGTTTGTAATTAAAAAATGGTTCGGCGTCATAGGTGAATGTTTGAGTAGATGATGATATTGTTGTTATTTTATCAACTGAAAAATCAAATTGAATAGAGTAATTTCCCTCTGCATTAACAGATACATCAATCTCGCAAAAATCAACTATATTATCATATTCACCTATTAATACAAAGCCATCACTCACATTTTGCAGTGGTAGAGCATTTACCAAGGAAACCGACATAGCGAACTAATTAATTATAAGATTATTATATAATAGAGATATATTTTTCTGGATTTACAAACAATTATCTAAGTATAATATAATATATATAACAAAGGAAGGGGCACGGAAAAGCCAAAGGCTTTAGGGATTAAATTAACAAAGTTAATTTTCGGGAAAACCTTGGTTTCTTCGAATGGATAAAGTAATTAAATCAGTATATGCAAATGACTTATCAGGCAATGATGTATCATATATTACACGCGGAAAAGCAAAAATAGTTTTATATAAGGATTTATTAAATGCCACTAATATTTTGGATGTTATTGGAAAAACTAATCAATGTATATTGTTATTTCCTACTGAAATGGATGATAATAACGGGCATTGGGTTGCTATATTATATCATCCAAAAATTAATACAATAGAACATAGTGATTCTTACGGATTAGATGCAACACAGGAAATAGGCTATTCAACTAATCCATATGTTAAGGAAAAATTACTCAATAAACTATATTTGCAAGCACAGAAAGATGGTTATAAAATCGTTTATAATACATTTAGATTTCAAAAATTAAAAACAGGCTACAATCAATGCGGGAGATTTGCTAGTATTCGATGCAGATTTCATTATTTATATATGGATGAATACGCAAAATTATTAATGGGGCAAAAAGAGAGTCCAGATTGGCTTATTACTTGCCTAACATTTATTTCTTTGAAGGAAGATGAAAAAGAAGAGCAGGATATACTTCAAATTTTTTCTAAGTAGCAGACAATTATCTAAGTATAATATAAATGCAAAAGATATATTTATATGAATCTGATAAACCTACTAAGAAATTCTATATCCAATATATTAATCCAAAAACTGGACGAGAAAAGAAAACCTATTTCGGTCAGGCTGGCGCAAATGATTACACAATTACAAAAGACGATGAAGCCAAAGCCCGATACCTTAAAAGACATAGAGGAATGGGAGAAGATTATACGAACATATATACGCCCGGTGCGTTAAGTAAATTCTTATTATGGAATCAGAAAACACTAAATAAAAGCATTAAGGATACTAATGAACGATTTGGTGTTAAGATAATTAAAAAATTCTAACAATATAGTAATATAATATACAAAAAAGGAAGGGGCACGGGGAAACCTTGGTTTCTTCGAATATAATAAAATGGCAAACGCTAAACCGAGTGCTTATCGCTCGATGCTATTAGCAAAATTAGGATTATCAAAACCAACAAATAAAGATAATAAAGGTGCATTGCTTAGATGGACTAAGGAAAACTGGGTGAATCTCAACGCCTTGAAAGATATGGGTATATATATTCCATGTGGTAAAAAATACAAAGGGCAAACAGAGCCTACAGTTTGCAGACCTAAAAAGAAAGTAGGCAATAAAACACCATCACCACTAGCAGATGATTTAACAAAAAGACAAATAGAAAAAGCAATAGAGATAAAGAAAAAGGGGAAACGTATAAATTGGAAGGATTTATAGAACTTTAACTTCTTGTTCGCCAATAATACAACTAGGGAAAGAACGTTTAACAACAGCCCATCGACTTCGTTGCCCTAATTCCTTTAGATAATTAACATCATCTTTACCAAATCCATAATATCGCTTAACAAGATTTGTTATTGCTGAAAAATTACTTCTTGGGAAAACGCATACTTCATCACTTTCATTCAGTAATACTTTACTCTCTGCACCCATAAGAATCCCGTGGGCTATACATACTGTGGCTATATTTTCGTGTCTTCCTACTTGTAGGCATTCATCACGAAATCTAAATACGGCTTCTTTCAATGCTTTATTTGTAATACTTTCAATATCATCAAAGCAAACCATACTATTTTTAAATTCTTTAATACTCATAGGGTCTGTTATAACAGATTCATCTAATTTAACGTATATAGGCTTTGCCTTTTCAAATGCTTCATCTTCTGTAAGTGCAGAAACAACAAATATATCATTCTTTTTATATTTTTTCTTATACTCCATCATTAACCGACCTAAGAAGGTAGATTTTCCAACATTACTCGGGCCAAATATAGCGAAGCGGAAAGACTCAGCAATCGGTATAGGTTGCACAGTTCCCTGTTCTTTTGGTATCTGAATATACTTACGTAATAAATCCTCTAATAATAATTGTGCTTGTTTATATGCTTCGTGCATATTAGCATTCCTTGGCATTATATCCGGCTTTGATTCTCTTATTGCCTTCTTTAATAATATCATATTAACAGCATTTATATTTCTTAAATTTGTGTAGAATGATTTAGGCAAAACCTGGTCTCTTACTGGAGAATCTATATCGCTTTTCTCATTATCAATATCAGTTACATAAACTGTCTTTACTACTTTATTACCTTTTTGAATCTCAGCAATTGGCGTTCCTCTGCGAAAACTTAACATTTTCAGGATTTAGTAAATCCCGAGCGCAAAACTATCTAATTTCTATTACTACTAATATACAATAATATTTTTATTCGTGATAAAATGTTTTTGAATTATTATGTTATAATATATTAAGATAAATATAATGCCTTATAAAATAAAAAAGGTTCGCGGTAGCGATTTATACTACGTTATCAATACAGAAACTGGTCATCGCCATTCAATGGAGCCATTAACTAAGGAAATGGCAAAGAAGCAACTACGTGCAATTTATGCTAATTACAAGGGTGCTGGAGGGGCTGAAGCCCTCGCAAAAGGCGGGGGATTACGCGCAGAAGGTGAAGAGAAAGCAGGCTCAGTATGCCCTATGTGTAAGGCTGGAATGTGTTCCAAATGTAAGGATAATAATGGAGTATGTTCTGAGTGTAATAATGGTGAGCAGTGCCAGGATTGTATTGAAGGTGGAGGAATAATGGATTTTTTGAAATCTATCCCTGGTCGTTTATCTGGTTTTGTTAGTGGTAAGCGTTATGACTATCAACCAAATGACAGAAAATTAATGGCTGAAATAGGTAATCAAATCGTTAATGGTATTTGTGTTTATCGTGTTCCATTAGATAAAAATCTTAATAAGGCAGTAAATGCGATTTCATTAGGCAAATTTCAGGATTTTAAAAAGAAAAATAACTATGATGATATGTTTCATTTATATGCTGTGGCAATACTTGCAAACGGTGAATCAGTTAAATTCGAAAAGAATGAAGTTATTAATCTAGATAAGGTTAATCCTGCATTATTACCACAAGGACAATATAAATTAGATGTTAATATAAATAATGGGGAACCAAAAGTATCATTCAAACAAATGTTGGATAAAACACAGGCGCAAATGGGTAATGATAGATACTGGAATTATGACCCATTAAAGAATAACTGTCAAAATTTCATCTATGGTGTTATGTTGGCTAATAATTGGATT